AGATAGAACTTTATTATTAGTTTCTAATCCTATTGTAGTGGAAGAAGTAAAAACTAGAGGTCAAGTTAGTGGATATAAATTTGAACCTTGGTTAAAAACTTCTAGTGAAGATTTGTTTATTATTAATTTAGATGAAGTTTTAACTTTATCAGAATCAGAAAATGTAGAGATGATTATTTTCTATCAAGATTATATCAAGAAGATGCATAAAACTAATCATACTAAGTTGAATAAGAGAATGGGATATATATCTAGTGTAAATGACGCTAAAGAGATTTTAGAGAAATTATACAAATCAAGCTCGAACTAACCCTTCAAACCCAACAAAGGTATTCTACTTATAAATTGATACCTTGTCAACGTTGCTAATTGCTGTTATAATATTAAGAGCAGATAAGCAATAAAGATGCCAAATTATGCAGCACCTATAACTATGACTACGCGTAGAAAGAGATCCGAACATTATGTTAATAATAAAGAATTTCTTGCTGCATTAGAAGCTTATTTTGCTGCTATAGAAAGAGCACAGTTGGAAGGTAATCCAAAGCCTCAAATACCAAGATATATTGGAGAATGTTTTTTAAAGATTGCTAATCATTTATCATATAAGCCAAACTTTGTGAATTATATGTTTAAGGATGATATGATATGTGATGGTATAGAAAATTGTGTAAGATATATTCATAACTTCAATCCAGAGAAAAGTAAGAATCCATTTGCATACTTTACTCAAATCATTTACTATGCTTTTTTAAGAAGGATATCACAAGAGAAAAAGCAATTAGAAATTAAGAATAAGATTTTAGAGAAGACTAATTTTGATGAGGTCTTCGATGCTAATGATCTTGACGCTGCGAATTATTCAGATTATAATTCCATCAAGGATGCTGTTCATTCCAAACTTCGTAATTAATGAAGGTTGCAATAATTACTGATCAACATTTTGGATGCCGTAAAAATTCTAAACTCTTTCATGATTATTTTTTAAAATTTTATGAGGATGTTTTCTTTCCGACTTTAGAGAAAGAGGGTATTAAAATAGTTGTTGATATGGGAGATACCTTTGATAGTCGTAAAGGTATTGATTTTTCTGCGCTAACTTGGGCAAAAAGCAATTATTTTGATCGTTTGAGAGATATGGGCATTACTGTTCATACTATAGTTGGTAATCATACTGCATATTATAAGAATACTAATGATATTAATGCAGTAGATTTATTATTAAAGGAATATCAAAATCTAACAGTTTACTCTAGACCTACTGAAATTAAATTAGGTGAATTAGGAGTTCTTCTTATTCCTTGGATTAATGCTGAGAATGAAAAAGAGACTCTTAAGGCATTAACTAAATCAAAATCTCCTTGCGTGATGGGACATTTAGAATTGCAAGGGTTTAAAGTTAATGAATATGTTGTGATGGATCATGGATTTGATTATAGCCCTTTTGAGAGATTTGAAAAAGTCTATTCAGGTCATTTTCATACTAGATCTAATAGAGGAAACATTTATTATCTGGGCAATCCTTATGAAATCTATTGGAATGATTTTGAGGATTCTAGAGGATTTCATCTTTTTGATACCGATACCTTAGAACATACCCCTATTAGTAATCCATATCGTCTTTTTTATAAGATTTATTATGAAGATACTCCTCACCAGACTTTTGATGCTAGAGAGTATGAAGATAAAATTGTAAAGGTTATTGTTCGTAAGAAATCAGATCTTACTCAGTTTGAAAAGTTTATTGATAAATTATATACTGCTAATGTAGCAGAGTTAAAGATTGTTGAGAACTTTGATTTTAGCGGATGGTATGACCCAGATGATTCTGCTAATGATTATGAGTCTGAAGATACCTTATCTATTTTGAATAGATATATTGAAGAAGCAGAGATATCTCTTGATAAGTCTGTAGTGAGTGGAATAGTAAAGGAAATCTACCAGGAGGCTTGTGAATTGGTGTGATGTATATTATCACTGTGAAGGGAAAAGAAAAGGAGGGAGCTTATTCTGTGGTCGATGAAGACCGCGAACAAGTTCTTTATATTTTCCAAGAACATGATGATGCCATGAGATACTCTCTTCAGTTAGAAGATAAGGATTATCCTAAAATGTCTGTTATAGAAATTGAAGATGATGTAATGATTAAAACTTGTGAATTACATGGACACAAATATGCCATTATAACACCTAATGACATAGTAGTTCCACCAGATCAGGATACTAAACATGATTATATTTAAGAAGATATCCTGGAAGAATTTTCTTTCAACTGGAAATCATCCTATAGAGGTTAAGTTGGATGGAGATTCTACTACTTTAATTGTTGGGACTAATGGAGCAGGTAAGTCTACTATTCTAGATGCTTTAACCTTTGTACTTTATGGAAAGTCTTTTAGGAGGGTTAATAAGAGTCAACTTATCAATACTACTAACGAGAAGAATTGTGAAGTTGATATAGAATTCTCCGTTAATTCTACTAATTGGCAAATAATAAGAGGTATTAAACCTGCTATCTTTAAGATTACTAGAGATGGGAAAGAATTAGATCAATCTTCTTCTGTAGTAGATCAACAGAAATGGTTGGAACAAAACGTTCTTAAGATGAACTATAAGTCTTTTACTCAAATTGTTATTTTAGGGAGTAGTACATTTGTTCCCTTTATGCAATTACCTGTATCAAGTAGGAGAGAGGTGGTAGAGGAGTTATTGGATATTAAAATCTTTTCCTCTATGAATACTTTAATAAAGGAAAAGATACGTGGGGTTAGGGAAGAGGTTCGTACATATGAATTAAAAAAAGAGTCTATAAAAGATAAGGTAGAAATGCAAAAGAACTTTATCAAGGAAATGGAGTGTAGGGGTAAGCAGAATATAAAGGGTAAGAATGACAAAATTCATAAGTTGAATCTTGAAATTGATCTTAAAATAGAACAGAATCAACTTACAGAATCAGATATTACTGACCTTCTCAAGGAGCAAGAAGAAGCAACAGGAGAAGCAGGTAAGTTAGTGAAACTTAATAATATTAAGGGTAAAATTACTCAAAAAGTCTCCACAATTACTAAAGAGCATAAGTTTTTCACAGAGAATTCAGTTTGTCCTACCTGCACTCAAGATATCGAAGAGGACTTCAGAATAAATAAAATTGATGACGCTCAATGTAAAGCAAAGGAGTTGCAATCTGGTTATAAAGAACTAGAAGAGGCAATTAAAACAGAGGAACAAAGAGAGCGTCACTTCACAACTTTATCTAAGGAGATTACTCAACTAACGCATGGCATTTCTAAAAACAATACTTTGGTCTCTACCTATCAACGACAGGTCAGAGATTTGGACAGTGAAATTCAAACACTTACCAACCAACTTGAAAATAGAAATACTGAGCATGAGAAGCTAGAAACCTTTAGGAGTACTCTTCAAGATACGTATCAACATTTGGCTGAGAAAAAAGAGAATATTACTTACTACGACTTCACCTACGGGTTATTAAAGGATGGTGGAGTTAAGTCTCTGATAATTAAGAAGTATCTTCCCTTAATTAATCAGCAGGTGAATAAGTATCTTCAAATGATGGATTTTTATATTAACTTTAAACTTGATGATGAGTTCAATGAAACTATAGAATCCCCTATTCATGAGGATTTTTCTTATTCTTCTTTCAGTGAGGGAGAGAAGATGAGAATAGATTTAGCACTCTTGTTCACTTGGAGAGAAGTAGCAAGATTTAAGAATTCAGTTAATACAAATTTACTAATTATGGATGAGGTGTTTGATAGCTCATTAGACGGATTTGGCACAGAAGAATTTCTTAAGATTATTAAATATGTTATACAAGATGCTAACATATTTGTAATATCCCATAAGAGTGGGATGGATGAAAGATTTGATAATGTGGTAAAATTTGAAAAGGTTAAAGGCTTCTCTACAATGAAATTATAATGCGTAAAGTAATATATTGGATTAAAGAACACTTACCGAGGTGGTTGGATTTGGGTCACGATAAGCCTTGGGATCACAGGAGAGACAAAAAAAGTAATGGCAACATTTAAACATACTGAAACAGGAAAGAGATTTCATTTTATTCACATTCCACGTACAGGAGGAAGATTTATAGAAGTTAATTTAAAGAATAATGGATGGGAAGCAGAACCAATAGAAGCATATGGAATATCTCATTATCAGCATTCATTTATAGAGGATTGTGAGATAGCTCATTTTCATAGAGAATTGTATGAGAAGTATTGTGATATAGAAGGTATTCCTCAAATTGCTGTAGTTAGAAATCCTATTGATAAATTTTTCTCAGCATCCATTTATATGACTCAGGTATATGGTCCACAAATTATGACACAGGTGGAGGATGAGGAGAAGTTTTTTTATATGTTAGAGAATTTTCCTTTCCCTGAAACTTTAAGTTGGTGGAGATCTCAGGTAGAATTTCTTTCTGAGGATACTCATATATGGAAATATGAGGATGGGTTAGGTCCTAAGTTTTCTAAGTGGGTTAGTGAAATAGTAGGAGTTCCTTTTAAAACAGATGCATTTGCTCAATATGAGATGAGTCCCAAGGAAGGAACTACCAAGCTTGACAAGAGTGGTAAACTTATAGATAATGTTAGAAAATTGTGTAGGAGGGACATTGAGCAACTTTATCCCGAACTGGATACATCACTCCAAGAAAGAGAAAAAGCGAAAGCTTAAACCACAAGCATTGCGTCAAGCAATAGAAAGAAGGAAAGCACTCAAGAGGAAACTTAAGAGTGTTTTTTTAATGGGTATAAACTCGTAGGCATTTATTTTTGTAAAAAAGAGATGAAATGTGTTGGTTTTCTGACTAAATAATGATAGAATGGATAGAAGGAGGACCGTATGAATCCAAACTCCTTTGTTATGGTGTTAAAGTAAACAACTGTGGAGGTCATCAATGCACAACCTAGTATCCCATAATCAATTAGCTGGCTGGAAAAGTAAAGTAGAAGAAGTGGAAGAAGAAACAAGTCAAGAATCAGCTATAAATGATTATTTTCAGTGCCTTACCGAGTGTGATGACAATGCAGTAATGTGCAGACGAATCTGTAAGGAGGTTTTAGTTTAGGCACAACCAATTAAATATCTGTCACAGGACCCCACCAAGGGGTCCTTTTTTATGGCATACTAGATGTATCAAGTCAATAGACCATGACAGTCAACTACGAAATTAAGTCCCAGCTTGCTAAGTTGCTTGCCACAGAGGATTTGGTAGTAGAAAATAGGAACGTAGAGACTGCTCAGTTCGATGTTCATACACGTGTGTTGACTCTTCCTCTATGGAAGCGTGCCAGTAATCTTGTATATGACTTATTAGTGGGTCATGAGGTAGGACATGCTCTGTTTACTCCTGATGAGGATTGGACCCAGAGGATAAATGTTCCTCAACAGTTTGTAAATGTTTGTGAGGATGCTAGAATTGAGAAGTTGATGAAGAGAAAGTATCCTGGACTTGCCAAAACTTTCTATAATGGATATAATGAACTTAATGATAAAGATTTCTTTGAGTTAGATGGTGAAGATATTAATAGTTTTAATCTTGCTGATAGGGCTAATCTATATTTCAAGAGTGGCAACGTCCTTCATATCATTTTTTCGTCTGCTGAAAAACAGATTATCAATTTGATTGGTTCTTCTGAGACTTTTGATGATAGTCTTAATGCTGCAGAAGTTCTTTATAAGTATTGCGCTCAACAACAGATGGAGCAGAAACAAGAAAAGCGTCAAGAAGAGGATATTCAAAAAGAATTAAATTTACCTAGTGATCAGAAAGATGTAGAGGAGATGACTGATGATGAACTCTTAGAAGAGTTAGAAAAGGAACCACAACAACCAAAGGAGGATCCTGCTCAATTAGATACTCCTAGTTATGAGAAAGGAGAAGAACCTAAAGTTCAGACAGATGATACTTTTAATGATAAGTTAAGTGAATTAAATGATAATCGTCAATTTCATGAGAATGTATATTGTGAAATACCAACAGTAGATGTGAATAAGGCTATTATTTCTCATACTGAAATACATAATGAATTGAATGAGTACTTTCGAGACATATTAAAACCAACTGATGTTAGGAGTTGGGTTGCAGATTATAGTAATGTAGATGAAGATTACCATTCTTTCAAAAAATCAGCACAGAAGGAGGTAAATTATCTTGTTAAGGAGTTTGAATGTAGAAAGGCAGCTGACAATTATGCTCGTACTACTACTAGTCGTACTGGGGTTCTCTCTACAGAGAAGCTTCATAGTTATAAATTCAATGAAGACCTTTTTAGGAAGATCAGCATAGTTCCTGACGGTAAGAATCATGGATTGATTTTTATTCTTGATTGGTCAGGGTCTATGTGTCATTGTATCAAGGATACAATTAAGCAATTATTTAATTTGGTTTGGTTTTGTAAAAAAGTTCAGATTCCTTTTGAAGTCTATGCCTTTTCTAATGCTTATTATTTTAGAGATATCTCTGTAAAGTCTCCTATAATTACAGAACCTAAGGAGAATGAATTTGTTGTTGATGACCAATTCTGTCTTTTAAATTTTATTAGTAGTAAAGTAAATAAGGCAACTTTAGAAAATCAGTTGTTGAACTTGTGGAGATTGGTAGGTTCTTTAGATTTTCATAGTAAATTTCGATCTTGCTATCAGGTTCCTCAGAAATTTGGTTTAGGTGGTACTCCTCTTAATGATGCTTTGGTGTGTTTACATCAGATTATTCCTCAATTTAAAAAGCAGAATGATCTTCAGAAAGTTCAATGTGTTATTTTGAGTGATGGTGAAGCAGGACAAATGCCAGTTTATAAAACCTTTACTAGACATGATGGAGAAGAAAGGTTAGGGCAGAGGCATTGGACACCTGAGACTTCTTTTTTACGTAATCGTAAAACAGGTCATACTTATAAACTTTCTTATGAATATTATAAGTTTACAGAAGTTTTACTTAATAATTTGAAGCAGATTCATCCAGATGTTAATTTTATTGGTATTCGTCTTGTTTCATCAAGAGACTTTGGTACTTTTATTAAAAGATATGATCGTATAGATGATGATACTTTAAGAAAAGCGAAGAAAGATAAAACTTATTCTATTAGGGATTGTGGTTATGATACTTATTTTGCTATAATAGATTCAGGATTATCTAATGATGATGAATTTGAAGTACATGAAGATGCTTCTAAGGCACAAATTAAGCGTGCTTTTGTTAAGTCTCTTCAAGCCAAAAAACTAAATAAAAAAGTTCTTGGTGAGTTTATAGGACTAGTGGCTTAATTATGAGTAAAGAAGAAATCCTTGAGGAGATTGAAGGACTTGCTGAAGAATTGGGCGGTGAGTACCTTCATCAAACTGCAATTAACACATCAGGTCAGAGTGTCAAACGTATTATTATAGAGTATGACAATGAAATTGACTGAAGAAGCAATTAAAAACTTCCCACAGGAATATAAGAAAATGAATTCTAAACTATCTAAAAGACAGATAGAAATTCTTGCTGGCGCAGAATTGAAGTCTCATGAGGGTATGGTCTTTGGTGGGATGTATAGTGATTGGAAAAGGAGGAAGGGATATGAATAAGACTTACGATGATTCTAACTGGCGTGAGGAGATGAAATCCTATACTAGCAGTAAGAAGGATCTTGAGATGTTGGAGAATGGACCTAAGAGTTTATCTCAGTCATGGTATATGAGTACATTGTATCAAAAGTGGAAAAAGATTAAGGGATATAAAGATCCTGAACCACCTGATTGTTCATCATCACTTAAGGAATGGGAAGAGAGTATAAAAAAATATGAAGATATGCCATCAGAGGCATCTGGTCCAGGAGGTCCTTTACAGGATCAGGCAGGTTCTGGGGTTTATGATGACTATAGTGATCCTTATGGGGGTCACTAAAGAAAGTGGCATAGAAGAAGTCCTTTCCTTCTCCTATGGCTCTACAATAAGAACAAATGAAAAACCTTTAAATTATGGCACTTAATCTTGAATCACTTGTAACTTCATTACAGTCTCTTTATGGAGAGGAGATAGTTGCTGCTGATATTCGTGCTTGGTGCTTGATGAATAATACTCATTATCATACAGTTACTAGCAAGATCACTGAATTTAAAGTTGGTCGTGGTAAGTGGAATTTAAAGGTAGTCCCAAGAGAAGTAAATAATATAGAGAAAGCATATCAAGCACCTGCTGTTGTGCCTCCTGTTGAGCAAAATCTTACTCCCGCAAAAAATGATACCTTCGTCCACTTTGGTCCTTTTAATGATATTAAGACCATTCTCAAAACCAGTGTGTTTTATCCTACATTCATTACTGGACTTTCAGGCAATGGTAAAACGTTCAGTGTTGAACAAGCCTGTGCCCAACTCGGAAGAGAACTTATTAGAGTAAACATTACTATAGAAACAGATGAAGATGATCTCATTGGTGGCTTCCGCCTTGTTGACGGTGCCACAGTCTGGCACAACGGCCCAGTCATTGAAGCTATGGAACGGGGGTGTGTATTGCTCCTTGACGAGATCGACCTTGCCAGTAACAAAATCCTCTGCCTCCAACCAATCCTTGAAGGTAACGGAATTTTCCTTAAAAAAATCGGAAGATTCGTTAGCCCAGAAAAAGGATTCAACGTCATCGCAACAGCAAACACTAAAGGTAAAGGTTCTGACGACGGACGGTTTATTGGAACTAATGTGCTTAATGAAGCCTTCCTCGAAAGATTCCCTGTAACTTTTGAACAAAACTATCCTTCTCCAGCGATTGAGAAAAGAATTCTTGGAAAGGTTGCTTCTGTATTAGGAGTTACTGATACTGATTTCTGTCAGAGGTTAGTAGATTGGGGTGATATTATTCGTAAGACTTTTTATGATGGTGGTATTGATGAGATTATTAGTACAAGAAGGTTGGTTCATATAGTTCGTGCTTATTCTATTTTTAATAATAAGGCAAAGGCAATTGAAGTCTGTGTAAACAGATTTGATGATGAAACTAAGCAATCTTTCTTAGAACTATATGATAAGGTAGATGCTGAATTTGAATTTGAAAAAGTAGAGGATAAGGTTGATGAAGATAACTGACCATATTGGAGTCTTTGATGGTGGAGTGCCTAATGACTTATGTGAATCCATCATTGAGTCTTTTAATATCTGGGAGGGAAACCGTGAATTTATAGGACCCTGTTTTAAAGATGGGGATAAGCAG